CGTTGATATGTCCGTCTGGCTTTTTGTGGGAAAGCAGTACTACCGTCTCCACATGGGACGAGGAAACAGTATTGATGTCTGATTGCCCCTGTTCGTTCTCGGAAACAAATCGACTGTCAGTCCTCGTCCCAGCTGATATTAATAGTTCTCGGAAATAAATCATTTCCTTCTAAATCTGTTAGAACATATCTTTTATGATTTCTAACGCTATATTCATACCGGAGCGGTTGTCACTTGGAGTCTTAGCCAACGTTGCCATGTAACGTCCGTCACCATAGTAAATGAATTTATAGTGCTTACCCTCCTCGGTAATCACAAATCCCATGTCTTGCAATGTACGTTTCATTGAGCCGGACATGGTCTTATAGCCTCTCAACGAGTTCTTTAATTGTTCAGAACGGTCATTGGCTCTGCGTTTACAATTATTGCTCTTGATTATATCTTCGAGAACTGTTCTTCTGCGTGTACCGGAAGCATAATTAGGAAGAGCCTGCTCAAGGGCATCGAGGAGCATAGCTTTGATTTCATCTTGGAAAAACTCCTCTTCTTCGCCCAAATATAATATCGGCATATCGTCCGTGCTACCCATTTTTGAGCGGAGACCCTGATTCTCGTAAGTAAGGATTTCATTTGCATGGGTCAATTCTTCAACCTGTTTTTTCAGCTTTTGAATGTCCTCGTCTACAGATTCAATCAGTTCATCTGCTTCTGCTGCCACGCGGTTTTTCTCAGATTCAGCCGCCAGCAATTCTGCACCTCTCATACTCAATCGATCTCTAAGAAGTGCATTATTTACGCCTTGCCAAGTATACAGCTTATCCATCATTTGAGCGTTGCAGTACTGAATTACACTACGAATAACCTTTTCAGGCAGAACAGCATCAATTCCATCGTATGCACGATATAGATACTTCTTATGACCATATGCACTATTGGGAAAATATACACCGATAGCGCCGTTGAATTCATTTTTGTTATCACACTGCCGACGGATTCTTCCGTTCAGCCATGTACCTTCTTCAACAAGCACATGGGCAACACCTTTCAACCTTCCAGATAATTTCCAAATATCCACCGGATCTTCACCGTAGTATGTTTTGGAGATATACACAACAGGGAGTCCATACCTTGAAGTGCCATTGATTACATCCGTCAACAAGTCGACATTATCAGCTTTAATGAAAATCGGCTTGCGGAGCATTGGCAAAATTCCATCATCCTTCAAATAGCCGTGTTCTATCAGTAGAGTGATAAAATGCGGTGTAGAAAAGGTTGGGGCAACGGCCAGTGCCTCTTCCAAATAACTACGATCGAGTTGAATAGACATTCTCATGTCATTAAAATTCATAACGTAGTCGGTATCCCAGACCACACCATCTGCTTCGTTTTTTTCATAGCGAACCGCGATGATGTTCTCATTTCGGTATTCCTCGATAGCAAGCCACAGTGTCTCGGTACCATATCGGACATTTCGTTCGCCATTCCATTCGATGCCTTGAATTATATTTTCTTCATGAGGACTGCCCTGATTCCACTCCAGAACCAGCTGGATAAAGGAGTCCTTTGTCATTGTATCATTGATTTCAAGTAGCGTAGAAAATAACAGCATATGACATCTTGCCTCCGCATTTTACACAGAAAGAGACACGAGATTCTTTCTCAGAGCCTGTCCCTCAATAGGAACATAGCAGGAATCCACAATAAGTTCTCTTCCCAGAATATCTTCCAGTGCAATGGTCTGCCATGTTTCCAGCAGAACCGGGTTGTTTTTCAAAATTGTGTTAATATTCTCAAGCATCAGCGGACTGCTCAGTTTATCGAGCATCGCACGACCATCGGTAATGTTTCCGGCTGAATCAACGATATTTGCATGGGCAATCTTCCAGAGTTTTTTCTCACTAAGGAGTCTAAGGATAAAGGCATCCACAAACTCTTTCTGTGCCTCTTCGCTTGTCATATTGACGCTGTAGTTTTCATACGCAGCATCAATTTCATCCAGGACAGAAGTGATCGTTTCCGGCGTTGCTACCGCCATAGAAGATTTCTGCGCTTCAGTATGGGTAGCAGCGTTATTCTTCTGAGGCATAGGCTTTGCTATCTTACGTTCAGCGATTTTCCTCTTACCGTAGTTCACGGCCGCATTCCATCCGCGTCCAGCCCAATAGAATGCTCCGTCAACAGCTCTGTCAATAATAATGGGCAGTGCCTGTTCAATGCCGTCCACAATCAGCTGCTGATACCACGGCAAATCCTCATATCGAGTAGGTCGTTTTTCTACTTCAACAACTTCTCTGCGGACAATGACCTGCGGCTCTGGAGGGACAACCTTGGTAGGGTCTTCATCGACCACTTCCAGATCATAAGCAACAGCGGAATAGGTTCCGTCACCACGATGCCGGCCACCCTTGCCGATGCAATCCCCAGTGGTATCGTTTCCGTCTTTATCTTTTCGAGGCAACTTGCCTACTACATAGTCGAAATCTCTTTCTTCAGACATCGTCAACCTCCGTAACATTGATTTCTTCAAAGTTGTATGCTCCGACAGGGTACTCGTTAATATAGCCTTCCACTTTAAATGTCTGACCGCATCCGATACACTCATAATCTTCGCACTCAAAGCAGTGCTGTATTTCTGCACCCATCTGACGCTCAGTTGAATAATCTCCGGTGCTATAATCGGAAAGGTCAATGGCATTGCTTGCACCACAGTGGGGACACTTAATAACACGCTTCATACTGATTCCGTCAGTTTCCATTTCCATCTCATTCAGCTGAACGGTCTGGAAATATGACTCCAGTGCCCTCCGAAAGATCTGAGACTTCGGCTGGCCAGTCTTTTCGCTGCAGTATGAGAGCATCTGATTTTCCTCGTCATTGAGGCGCACCCGATACTGATTGTCACGTTTATCATCTACAGTTGGTCTACCTTTTCCAGCCATGTCCTACTCCTTTTCGGATATCCATTTAATCTTACAATCCAAATTATACAGATTTCGACATTCCTTGTCAATGATTAAAGGTGTATCCATTTAATAACTTTCTCTGAACGACAAAAACGCCCAGACCGAAGCCTGAGCGTCACACTGTTATTTTCATCTTATTCGTTTATCGTAATCTCGATCCCGGATTTGAATTCCACCACAAAATGGTCATCGTACACCGTGATCTTCTCAATCATCCTTCTGACCAGGGCTTCGCTGTACTCGGTGACTTCTTCCGGCTCACTCTGAAGGAATGAAACCATGTCAGCCATGCGCTGGCGAATACCGTCCTTGTTGGCTTCCTGCAAGAGCAGTTCTTCTTTTTCCTCTCGAAGTTCATCGATTTCATCGGCAATGGCATCGTAATTCTGCTTTGCGTTTGCCAGTTTTAGGAGTTCCTGCTGAAGTTCCAGAAGGTGGGCATCAATCCCTTCCACGGCCGCACTATTGCTGTCACCAAGGCATCTTTCAAAACTTGCCTGCAGTGCGGGGATGAAGGAGGAACTTCCCGTGATGACTTCGTTTACCGCCCGGACAACCACCTCATGCAGAAGTTCTTCCTTTACGGTTCTTGCGGTGCAGGATGGGCGGTCTTTTTCCACTCGGCTGAGGCATCTCCAAACTGTGGACTTGCACCCACGGTTGTTCCAGTTGATTCTGCGGAAGATGTCATTACAGTGGGCGCAGTACACGATGCTCGAAAGAGCGTATCGGCTGCTGTAAATCCTGCGCTTCTGATCAGGTCCACACTCCATGTGTGCCCTACGGTACATTTCTTCACGCACCTTCATAAACTTCTCACGGGGAATAATGGCGGGGTGACTGTTCTCGACATAGTACTGCGGAACGATGCCGTTGTTGGCAACACGCTTTTTATTGAGGAAATCCACCGTGTAGGTCTTCTGCAGGAGCGCATCGCCGATATATTTCTCATTCGTGAGAATCTTCTTCAATGTACTTTGCAGCCAGTAATCACTTCCGGCGGCGGTCTTGATGCCGTCCGCTTCCAAACCCTGTCCGATCTGGAACAGGCTTGCACCTTCTAGATACTCTCGATAGATTCGCAGGACGATTTCCGCTTCTTCCGGGACGATGACCAGGTTGCCTTCATCGTCCTTGGTATAGCCGAGGAAACGGTTGTGGTTGACCTGCACCTTTCCGGCTTGGTAGCGGAATTGCAGTCCCAACTTTACGTTCTGGGATAGGGACTGTGATTCCTGCTGTGCAAGGGATGCCATGATTGTCAGAAGAACTTCGCCCTTGGCATCCATCGTATTGATATTTTCTTTCTCAAAGTACACGGAAATGTTCTTTTCCTTCAGCTGCCGAATGTATTTCAAGCAGTCCAGCGTGTTGCGGGCGAATCGGCTGATGGACTTGGTAATGACCATGTCGATTTTGGATGCCATGCAGTCCTCAATCATGCGGTTGAACTCTTCACGCTTCTTGGTGTTGGTACCCGAAATACCGTCATCGGCATAGATCCCGGCAAGCTGCCACTCAGGATTTCTGTCTATGAATTCTGTGTAATGCTCCACCTGTGCCTCATAACTGGATTCCTGTTCGTCACGGTCAGTGGAAACACGGCAGTACGCAGCCACACGCAGTTTCGGTTTTTCTTCCGTGACCTGCTTTCTGCTGCCGACTCGTTTTCTCGCCGGAATTACGGTGATCGTTTTCTCAGCCATTCCGTACCTCACTTTCTATCAGACTGTAAATGTATGCGGCCTGCTTGAATGGGTCATCGTATCTGTGTGTGACCTTTCCTATAATAAAGGCGGTCTCTGCTTCGCAAGGCGGCGGTGTTGTCCGCTCCCGGGTTCTGCCTAATGCTCCGGCACGGCGATTCCGCTCTTCTGCGACTTTGGAAAAGGTCTCGCTGTCAATAATCGCAGGATAAAAATCATCGCCCAGGTAATGCTCGTTCTGGAGTATCCTTTTTGCACCGCTGTGGAACAGGGTAAGCCCTGCGGCTTCTGCGGCAGGTACCAATGCCAGCCCGGAAAGGTAGCCACTGAACAGGGTACGCACCTGTTCAGCCTGCCCTTCGTCAATGACCGCCACACCGTTTTCAATTCTGTATCCATATGGGATGTGGTTTGCCATATTCATCGTATCCTTTCTTTCAGTGTCAATCCGCATTTCAGTTCAAAGGCTGCGGTGTTCCTTTCGTGTATCACGACCCGCTCCACAAACTGTGAAAAGCAATCCCCGTCAAACTCCGTCAGCATCTCACCCCGACTGCAAAAGCGGATGAGGTCTGCCAGCTTTTCGGTCTTTTTCATCTCTCCGTTGACCGAGAATACCAGATGCTCTTTTTCTTCGGTCAGTGCCTGTGCCTCCGTCAGCAGGTCATTGGATTCCTGTGTGAAGAGTGCCGGGTCAAGGTAACCTCTTGTCATTAGCGTGGTCAGTGTATTCTGACGTTCCGCATTTTTCTCTAACCGTTCATCCAATTCAGACAATCGGCTGATGGCATCCTTCTGACTGATGCTCCGCAGGGAAGTAAGCAGTGGCTGCAGGACTTCCTTGTGGGCAAATACCAGCTTGTTCATCATCGTAACGAATGCCATCTGCACGGCATCTTCACGGATGAACTTCTGGGAGCAGCTGTTCTTGTCCTTCAGATGCCCGGAACAAGTAAGTGCCGGATACTGGATATGGGTGGAATAATTCATTCTGCGTTTATACGGCGAACCGCACTCTCCGCAGAACACCTTCCCGGACATGGGGTATCGTGCCTGGTACTTAGCATCACCCCTGGTAATACCTTTTTCTTTTGCACGCTGTTCCACCAATGCCGCCACCGCCTCAAAATCCTCGTGGCTGACGATGGCATCGTGGTGTCCTTTCATATAAAATTGATCCATTTCGCCGTAATTTGTATGTCTGTTGAACTGCTCATCCGTGTAGGTCTTCTGAAAAATGCAGTCTCCGGTGTATTTCTCATTAGAAAGGATGCCACGGACGGAAGTGGATGTCCATTTGCCACCCTTCTTGGTCGGCGCGCCCAGTTTTATGAGTTCAGACGCTATCGCATCAGAACCCTTGCCGGAGAGCGTTTCGGAATAAATGAATTTGACCCATTTGGCCTGTTCTTCGTTGATTGCCCATTCGTCATCGCCGATGTAATCATAACCGTATGGCGGGTATGCCAGCTTGAAAGTACCGTTCTCAAAACGGCGGCGAATGCTCCACTTACTGTTTTCGGCAATAGAGACCGATTCGCTCTCCGCAAGGCTTGAGAGAATGGAAAGCATCAGTTCGCTCTCCATGGAACCCGTGTCCAGATCTTCCTTCTCAAAGTAGATGGGAATACCCAAGCCGAGCAGCTTTCGCACCAATTCAAGGCAATCGGTAGTATTACGGCTGAAACGGCTGATAGATTTTGTAATAACCCGGTCGATGCGTCCATCCTCACAGTCTGCAACCATCTGCATCAGTGCCGGCCGCTTGTCTTTCTTCGTGCCTGTGATGCCCTGGTCGTAATACAATCCGGCATACTCCCAATCCGGGTGTGCTTTGATGTATCGTTCGTAATGGTCTTTCTGTGTCTCAAGGCTCAAAAGCTGTTCATCCGAACCAGTGGAAACACGACAGTAGGCAGCCACGCGGGTCTTTCTCACTGCATTCAAAAATGCTGTATTTCCTTCGATTTTTGTTATCCGTTTCATAGTCTCACCTCCCTTTGGGTAGGTCACATATTACCTCTGTGTCCGCACGATAGCAACGCATTATCTGGATATAAATCGGCAAGATAGGGAGAAAATACACGGCGATTTTCGGCCATGATGCGGTCATATTCACCAGTGGAAATCAGCCCTTTTTTCAGCATTTTTCGTGTAATCTGCTCAGCGCGGATATAGTTATATTCATTCTGAAGCTGTTCGTTGGTCATTCTCTCTGAGGGATATGACTGTAGCTGTTTATGGGAAGTAATCTTTGTTACCTGCATAGTCTCGTCCTCCGTTTCGAGGGAACTTGTCTATCCCTCTGTTACATTAGGAAAAAGAACAACCCCCATAAACGCAGAAAAAGCCCGCCGCAGAGGAATGAACCTCCACGACGGGCAAACGAGATATCCTGCTATGAAATTAGATGCGGGCAGCGTAATCAAGAGCGATCCATCCTGCGCCGGATTTCAGCCTGCCCCACCCCTTTGCGGAGCCAGTGCCAGACTGCACTTCGACAATCGTATACACACCGACAGGGATGTATTTGGTTCTAGCATGGTTTGTGCCGGGACCTTTTCTGATGTTAAGGTCAGAAATTGCAACCTTAACCTTGAACGGCACAGCGGATGTAGTTGTTTTCGATGTGTAGATGTTTACACCATTTACATCAAACACACTATATCCGGGATGCTTATCCACGCAGGCTTTCGCATTGGCAAGGTTCTTATATGCACCAATCTGACTCTTTGCATCTGCCCAGGTCTTACGGACACGATACCAGACCGTCTTGTCAGCAGTCGGTGTCTGTGCTGTACCGCCAAGTGCCGCTGTTACCTTCGCAGCAAGATTACCCAAGCGGCTATACAGCCAATCGCCCGGACAGGACTTATTGGCAAACCAGCGGTGGACGGTAAGCACCATTTCATCAGACTTTGGCGCGTAATTCAGTGTCTTTGTCTTGTCCCCAAGCCACAGGAGCTTTTTCTTACCGTTTCTCTTGCAGATGTCGGTGCAGAGCTTGACAAGAGAATCGTAGACGGCACTGTTCATCGCGTACGGCTCTGACATATCACTGGCACACTCGATGGTGACGGCACGCTGGTCGTTGGCATTGGACGAAGAACACCAGCTGCGGTTCTTCTCTTCCACGCAAAGAGAGATGCGACCGTCCTTACCGATGCCGTAATTGCAGCTTGCCTGTCTGGATGAGCTTGTAAAGCATCCGCAGATGCTCTCGCAGGAAAGCTGACCTACTACGCAGTGAGGTGTGATGCGGTCGATGTTGTGTGTACGCTGCCCAGAATGGTTCGGACTGAGTTTGGTGTAAGCCACCATAGAACTGTTTGTATATCCCATTTTACTTATCTTCGCTTTCTGCTCTGTCATGGAGCTGTTCTAATACGATTTTGATTTTCTCCGGCACAGGCAGACCAAGATGAGCTGCGTTCTCCAGAAGGCTCACACCCTCATTGGAGATGTAGAAGAAAATCACTGCAGTTCTCAGCACACTGCCTGTCCCAATCACCTGCACATCAAGGATGTTTGCAATTCCAACCAGCAGAAAAATCAACACCTTACGGCAAATACCTTTGAAACCAACCTCGCTGGAAAGCGTATGGTCAGAGATGGCACACATCACTCCCGTGATATAGTCCACCACTACAAAGGCAAGCAGTGCATAGAGCAGACCATCACAGCCGCCAAGGAAGTAGCCAAGCCAACCTCCGACTGCCGCAAATACAACTTGAATCGTGTTCCAGAATTCTTTCATAATCGTTGTCCTCCTTAAAAAAACTCCTTGCACATTTTTCAGTGCAAAGAGCTTAACTTTATTACAGATGTATACTTCTATACCGTCCAGTGAATGGACGATCCTCTTTCCGTGTTCTATGCTATCTTCGAATACGGAGGGTTTTATAATGAACGCATTAGAAAATGCATATAATATTGGTTACCTCGATGGCAGAAACCATGTGTTGGCACTTATCGTACTTTGGAGCAAAAAGAAAAAGCCCGAAACGGTTCTTCATACGCTCTCTAATAAAGAGACTCTTGAAGAAACACTCGAAGCCTTCGACCCAGGGTTCTTTAATAACTATGATGCTTATTTGGGACCTATTGATTAGCGTAGATTTCCATCATTCCTCTGTAATGGTGTATGTGATTTTCATGGTCTTATCTGCGGTCTTGATGACCGGAGTGCCCAGGTTATTGATGGTGGCAAGATATGGTGTGAACAAATAAAGTTCTCGATATAGATAGTACTCTGAATAGCGATACATCCACTCCCTAATGGCATACGTTTTATATCGGCTCATTTGATCTCGTCCCCAGGCTACACGGCTCGCATCCGGTGTATCACGAACATAGAGTTTTGGCTCGCCATTTAGGAAATACCAACCATTAATCACGATGTCATCATCTACGATATAGGTCCAAATGTTTGATGACGTATAGGTGATATTCGGCACCAGCTCAATGTTTGCAACGTTTGTGGTATCAATGCGATACACCTGATTGCCTGTATAGCACATGAGCCATTTTCCGCTCATACCAAAGCTGTAGAATTCACTGATGTCACTTGGAGCGACGATCTTTTGCGTGGTGCATTTATCGCCATCAATACAGTCCATATACCACTCATAATTTACGTGATCATAGTAATCCCTGCCGCCGCTGGTGGAACTATATTTACGGTTTTCTCGCCTGACTAATCCGTACCATTTTCCATCTGCGGCATGATACAGGTAATTCCAGATATCCGAACTGCTCTTATAGGGTTCTTCGGTTCCATCCTTGCTGCCTCCACTGTAGTGGTAGTACATCGGGTAATGGTTCAGCTCAATCGTGGTTTCCTCATCGGCCTCTGTGGTCATTCTTGTCAGCGGCCGATCAACGAGCGCTGCATGAAGATAATCATCGTGAATCTTTCGAAGCGTGGCCTCGGTGGAGTTATAATACGTTGTCATTTCCAGGCGATAGCCCTCACCAATATATACACGCTTATTTCCTCGCATACAGTCCGGCTTATAAATATTGTTTACATTCAACGACCAGGTACCAATTCGTACCATGTAGTTGCCAGCATACTGAGTTCCTTTTCCGGCCAGCGTGTTGGAAAGGCAGATAGCAGAAATCGTTCCATTTGCCTGTGAAGTAGCAAAGTCCCAGACAAACCGGTACCCGCCATCCACTTCCTTGCTCTCGGTGAGGTTCCGACTGCCTCGCCGGATATCCTCTGTGTTATTGGCATCATCCGAAGCATAACCGATCAGCGGATTATTCAGCGGAGCGTAGATATTGTCTGCTCGTTCTTCAAGTGCATTCTGATACAACAGGATGCCGCCCATGATATTTTTCTTAAGCGGGAGCATCCAATCATCCCCATTGGAACCATTAAATGTGGTGTTGTTATAAAGCATTCCCTTAATGTTGCAGTTCAGAACATCCATCGCGGCTTCCGTCACCAGGTTTGTGTCTTCGTAGCGCTCTTTTTTGCCGGTATGGACATCTGTAAGTTCGATTACACTTTTTCCTTTCAGCATTATTATTCCTCCGTATTCAAATAGTCGGTTGTGATGGATCTGACAAAGCCATTTGCACCGCTGATGATAAATCGATATTTTAGCTGCCCAGTAGTTGCTTTCTCCGCCCAGGAATCCACACTGATGGCTTCGAGAGCAGCCTTCGACATTCCGGATTTCTCCTCGGACAGCTTTGCCCACACTGCATTGATGCAGCTCCACCAGCTTGCTCCATCATCAAAGGAGACCGCAAACAACACCTCGTCCGAGCAGTCAGCAGTCACCTTTTCAATGCCAAGAATCGTGGAATCTGACATATCGATGTTTTCGGAATAAAGCACCTGTGGAATTGGCACTCCTGTGTAGCTTACCTTCATGTCCGGGAAGAGATTCTCGGAATCATGCCAGTAAAGAATGGTTGGATCATGCAGCGTGATGAGAAGCTTCCCATCCGGGATATCCTGCACACCACGCGTCTCAAAAAGCGCTGCAGTGAGGTTGATTTCCTCCAGTTTAATAAGAGCATTTTCTCCTACGGTATACAGTGCGCCATCGGCATCCGAAATGAGATACCTTCGATTGTATGGATCAAGAAAAACAGGCGCATGATCCACATATTCAAAGCCATTTCCGGATTCGTCCTCAGGTTTAAAAGAGATGATCTTTCCGGTAAGGGCCGTAAAGGGAATCGTGCCATCACTGGTAACCAGACTGGAATCTGCCAGGTAACTGCTGTTGGTTGGGATGGTGTCAAAGGAGACGCAGATTTCTCCGGTATCGAAAAGAATTGCATCCCAGACCATCCGAGTGGCATCGATTCGATTGCCGTGTACGGAGTAGCCTTCCCAGCGGATACGAAGGAACTTGAAAGTTCCCCAGAGCGTTCCCTCTTCTCTTCGAAGTGTCATAAGATCGGTATCCTTGCGAACGATTTTCAGCTGCTCCGTATTCTCGCCAAAGCCGATCCAGGAGTTACCGCTGACATAAAGGGTAGAGGCTGTTTTTCCTTTGTACTGAAACCAGTCAACGCCTTTCACGGTATCGGTGCCATCATCCTGCAGAGAATTATTTCGAAGGATCTCCATGTGCTCTGTGCTCTTTAAAAGATCCTCGATAGTTCCATAATCAAACATTGCTTACCTCCAGTTCCTTTATTTCTGCCATGTTTTGAAGCCCAAGTGAAAATGCAGCAAGTCGTCCTCGGTCAATCTCCTGGTCCTGACCAGAAATACGAGTGCTGAAGGAATTCTTCAGCTCTACGGCACTATCGGTAATCTCAGTAAAGCTATTCAGCGGAAGGTCAGCAGCATACAAAACCTTCATATTGATAAAAGGAAGCGTATCAAAGGACCGGATCGTCAGATCGGTCAAGCTATCGAAGTTTTCTGTTGGAATTACAAGCTTCAGCATCCGGCCACGATCAAGGCGGACATTGTTATTTCCAGAGAGGGCATACTCTTTTCGAAGTTTGAATACGTCATCATCAAGGACATATTCCTTTTGGTAATTCATCTTCTTTTTATCAGCGGTTTCTACCACATCATGTACAATCGGTGCAAAGAGGCGAAGCGAGTCCTTCATGGACCGCATCGGCATTCCCATTAAGGAGATAGATGCCACGTGGTCATTTAATCCTGTCTTTTTCGGAGCAAGGAAATGTACCGTAACAGCATCATGCAGCGTATGCGTTGCCATAGAGGAAAGAAGAATCTTCTTCAGGGTATCGTCTGCCGTGATCCGTCCATCCCAGCGGTCCTGCACACCAAGTCCCTGGCCGGTGATCGTTGCCATGATATTTTGTGCCTCGATATGCCCGGTTCCATTTTGCATGGAGATCAGCACCTCGAAGGTATGGAGCTGATTTGCCGTAAGGCCGATGATTGGGTAATAGAGCGTCAGGAGATGCTTGCCACTGAGCCAGGATTCTTTCGGGTGGAATTCCTCAACCTCATGACCATCCAACACATAGAAAACTGAGAGTGCAGTTTTCCCGTCCTCGTTCCAGGAGAGTGGAAAGGAAATCACCTTCTTGTTTTCAACTTCGTTTCCCTCGTCATCTGTGGTTGTTCCGAGGTCAATGGTCGTTTCTGCAGTAAGCATCCGGGTATCAGGATTGCTTTCCACTTCCATGATCGCCTGGGCATGAAACTCCGCATTGGTCTCATCGCCTGATGCAAACTCCATGTTGATGATGGACAGCTTTTCTTCTCCGGCATCCAGTGCCAGGGCATTGGTGAAGGTGTAGATACTGAGCTTTGTTTCTCCAATGGAGCTGATCAATCCACTGATGTTCTTATCATTTTTACTTTTTGCTGCAGCAAGCCTTGGATTTTTGCCGACGCATTTCACAGTTTGCTTTCCATTGATTTTTGTATAGATAGAAGTGATTGCAGACTGTTTGGTTTCATCTGCATGACCGCCGGTAAAGCGGAGCACATCTCCCAGGTCCAGCGCAGGATTGCCGATGGTTTCTGAATCAAAGGGTACATATTCTACAGTCGAAACAACATCGAGAATCGTGTTAATGATTCGTTTCCTCGTTTCTTCCAAGCCAAACTGCAGAAGCGGATTTACACCAAGATTCATAGTCAGCCCATCATTCGGATTCTTCGCATAGTATTCCGCTGTTTCCGTCTTTTTGTTGGTAGAGCTGACTGCTGTGTAGCGAGTAACGAAATCGGAAAAGCTGCTGCTGAACCGATGACGAATATCAATTACCATGACTGGCGTGCTCCCGTAAGAGGTCAGAGAGAGCTTTCCATAACGATCAATGACCGCAAAGCAGCCAAGCGTCTGGGCAAGGTAATAGAGAAAATCACGCCACGATTCGATGTCATTATCCTGATAGATACCAAGCAGCTCCGTGCCATTTGGTAAAGCCTCGATTTCTTCCTTTGTTTGCGCAAGCTCCACATGGCAGGCCTTCGATAACAGAGAAAGAAATTCATAGGGAGCTGCACTGGAAAGCCCTTTATTGAAGGATTTATCCAGGTTTAGCATTCCATCATAGGCTTTCAGCTCCAGTGTTTTGATACGCCGATTGGCTTCGGCCACATAAAACACACCCATCGGAATGCTCTCCGTACTGCCATCGTCAAGCAGCAGATGGAACCAGAGCTTGATTTCAGCTTCATCTAAGGTGTATCGGTCGATATCACAGAACAGGCTGATGCCAAGCTCTGCGGCATACACTGAGCCAAGCTCAATCTCAGAGTTTCCGCAGCACTGCCTGGAAATATATCCGCTGCCTTTTACGATATCCTCATTTCCAAATTCATAGGTTTTCTTATCACTGGTGGTGATCGTGCCGGTCCAGTAATATGTTCTTGTGTTACTTTTGATTGCCTGCATAAAGGCATCCGATACTGGATACACAGCACCACCTCCATTAAAATTCGTTCAGGGTAAAGCTCACTGTCCACAGTCCTTTATAGGAGGTGTCCTTTTTGAGCTTCGCCTTAAATCCGCTGATATACATTTCTGTTTCTTTTTGGGATAAATTCTCGGTGTCAAAATATTGAACCGTCAGCTTTGACAACTTGGAATATGCCGTCAGCTTTTTGAGCCATGCGGGTGACACTGAAAAGGACACTCCGATTTTTACTACTCCGTTTCGCACCACATCCCTCTGCGTAGTTCCGGCTTCTGTTTCTCCGCTGGAATCCGCTTCAACATCGGAAAGGTCGATATCGTAGGAATCCGGCAGAGGAAGGTCAGTGCCGTTGAAAGTCAAATATTGCATAAATGCCATCGTTACCGACCTCCGCTTCTAAGATTTGCCCTCTGCTGGGCATTGATAATGACCTCATCCAGCATCGTGCCGCCAAGGTACACAGGGATAACAATATCTCCGCTTGGGTTATTCACCTGCGACAGCCCCTCACGAATTGCCGCCGTAATGCTGGAGAGTGTGTCTGCCGTACCTGCGGACACTGTAGCGGTTGCTGTTTCCATTCTGCCGATCTGAGGATTGATGACCATATCAGCCGCAACACCATCCATTGCCTTGGCCACCAGACCTTTGCTCTGTTCGATGCCTTTGGCAAGTCCCTGCATAAAGTCCGGCATCCAGCTCTCGTAGTCGGTCAACGGTCCCTCATCCGGAACCGAGAAGTGTAGGACTGAACGAATCTTGTTTGCCACACCATTTACCGCATCGGTTACTGCGCCAACAGCCGACCTGATACCATTCACGATACCCATGATAAGGTCTCGTCCCCAGCTGAATGCCTGAGAAGCAAGTCCCTTCACATAGCCTACCGCTTTTTCAAAGCCTGAATGAATGACATTGTAGATCTGTCCGATGGTGTTGCCGATAGCGGTTTTTACATTGTTCCAGATACTTGTGACCGTACTTTTGATAGCATTCATCACTGTGGAAACCACAGATTTGATGCTGTTCCATACGGAAGAAACCACGCCCTTGATGGAGTTCAGCACCGTTGTCACAGCGGTTTTGATGGCATTCCATATGGTGGTTACCACATTTTTAATTGCCGTCAGCACCGTAGTAATAACCGTCTGGATAGCCATCCACACAGTCTGGAAAATGTTCTTAATGGTTTCCAGAATCGGCGTGAGGAAGGTCACGATGCCATTCCATATCTCACTTATTTTCTGTGAAATAGCAGTTAATGCCCGTTCTATCAGAATGCGGATAGCTTCAAAAATCGTTTCAAACAGATATCGGAAGGCTTCGAGCAATGGAGAAATCGTGTCATAAATGCTCTGCCAAATGGAAGTAATCGTGTTCCAGATGGTGGTCATGACGCCGCTGATTGCTTCCCACGCCGAAGTGAACACACCCTTGATGCCTTCCCACAGCGTAGTAAAAAATCCGGAAATCCCACCCCACACCGTCTGTGCCAAAGAAAGGATACTCTCCCATGCCGTAGACAGGAAGGATGTTATTGCATTCCAGGCTGTAATGACCGCCTGCTTAATGCCCTCCCACAAATCAATCCAAAACTGCCGGAATCCCTCGTTGGTATTCCAAAGATAAATAAAGGCAGCCACCAGTGCGGTAATGGCTACGATGATGAGGACGATAGGATTGGCAAGCATGGTGACATTCAGAGCCGCAAATGCTGTTTTTACTGCGCTGATGGCACTTGCAATTTTCGGAACAACCGTCATAATCGTACCGACCGCAGAGATCACCTTGCCGATTACAATAAGAACGGGACCGATAGCTGCCGCAAGCAGGGCAACTGTTACGACCACCTTCTTTGTACCTTCGTCCATACTGTTCAGCCAGTCCACAAATTTCTGCACCCAGTCGACAATCTGCTTGATGGCAGGCATCAGCAGTTCGCCAAAAGAAATAGCAAGACCCTCAAGAGCAGATTTCAGAATCGTGATCTGTCCCTGCAAGTTGTCGAGCTGTGTATCTGCCATCTGCTGTGCGGCTCCGGCACTGTTGGTGATAGAGCTTTGCAGGCTGTCCCAGGTATCGCCGGTGTTTGCAAGCAAGGCATTGACCGATGCAAGGTCAGTCTTATTGAATATGGTTGCGATGATATTGGCTTTATCCGCCGATGTCATGCCGTCCATGCTCTTATTTAGGTCACCAAGGATGTCGTTGAGGGAGCGCATATTTCCGTTAGAATCATAAACGGAGACTCCAAGGGCATCCATCTGCGCCGCCGCTTTATCGGTCGGGTTCTGCAAGGACAGAATCACATTTCGCAGATGTGTACCGCCTTCAGCTCCCTTGATGCCGTTGTTGGCAAGGATACCGAGTGCAGTGTTCAGCTCGGCAGTGCCGCCCTTGATGGACTTTGCCGTAGCACCGATGGTCAGAATACCTTCGCCAAGCTGTGCTACCGAGGTATTGGTGGACGAAGCGGTCTTTGCCATCTGGTCGACCATTTTCGTTGACTCATCCACGCCCATGCCAAGGGCAGACATGGCGTCTGTTACCATATCCGATGCAGACGCAAGGTCAATATCACCTGCGGCGGCAAGGTTCAGAACGGTAGGTAAAGTGTCGCACATCTGCTGGGTATCATATCCGGCAAGTGCCAGATAATTCAGAGCGTCCGCACATTCCTTTGCGGAGAAAGCTGTCTCAGCACCCATTTTCTTGGCAAGTTCGGACAGCGTATCCATCGTATTGACCGATTGACCATCCACCGTAGACATGGCATCCTTCGTCACGCCCATCGTGGCCTGCACCTGCGACATGGACGATTCAAAGTTTGCCGCTGTGGTGACTGCCGCTGTTCCAAGACCTGTAACTGCCGCAGTGACCGGGAGCATCTTCTGCCCGGCAGAAGAAATGTTGTCTCCGACCGTTTTCAGCTTTTCGCCGTTTGCGGCAATCTTCTGCAGTGCCGCATCGGACTGCTTTGCCTGTTCCTCCAGCTTTTTGAGGTCTTGCTCGGTTTCGATGATTTCTCGCTGCAGGGCATCATACTGTTCCTGTGAGATGTCACCGTTGGCAAGTGCTGTGTTTGCCTGTTCTGCCGCCGTCTTTAGTGTGGTCAGCTTATCCTTGGTTTCGGACACCGCGTCAGAGAGGAGTTTCTGTTTCTGTGCAAGAAGCTCCGTATTGCCGGGATCAAGCTTCAGCAGCTTTTCGACATCCTTCAGCTGTGCCTGGGTATTCTTGATTTCTGAATTGACACCCTTTAAGGCTGTCTGTAGTTTGGTAGTATCGCCGCCGATTTCAACGGTGATACCCTTGATTCTGCCTGCCGCCATAGCGCACCTCCTCTCTGCAAAATGGGCATAAAAATTACCCGACATTGCTGCCGAGCGTTAAAATACATCGAAATCTTTTTGCGTAGCCATCTGCGAATATCCCTTATACTCATCATTTCCGCTTTCTGCGTACATATCGTTCACCATCCCAATCGTAAGCAAGTCAAGGTCACGAATGGAAATGCCAAGCTGTACGCAGCGAAGCAGAAATAACGGTGTTGTCATTTTGCGGTCAGTTGGGCGAAGTTTTTTTTAGAAGAAACATCCGTCTGTACATTGAGTCCCCACAGCTCGATGATCTTCGGCAGCACCTGGTAAATGGAAAAGGTGCTGAATTCATCCAGCCATTCCTCCGGGGAGTCTGGGATAGACGGGTCTGCGTGCTTTGCCATGACATAGGCGATGTTCTCGAACATTTCCAGAGAAAACATATCCAAGCGGGAATTCTCCGCATCACCATTTCCCACAGCCTTGCCAAGCGCATCCAGGTCTTTGTAAATGTCCCTGTGGAACTTGATACGGTAAATGCGTGGAATTGCCGCAGATGCCTTAAATGGCACCTGCTTTCCGTCAATTTCAATTTTCTGAATCATACTCATAGCTTTACTCCTTCACAGCTTTTGCGGTAGTCTTGGTGCTTTGCTCGGATACATCCGATGCGGCTTCTGCCGCGGCACCCGGAAGATATACAGATTTGTACCAGTCCGTATAAATCTTCTCGGTGGTATCGTCCCCGGTCTTGGCTTTCACATAGCCGCTTGCCAGCGGAGTGGCCTTGACCGACAGCGTTTCCGTCTGCACCTCGATCTCATCCTCATTGGTCTGGGATTCGATGGACGGACAGCTTGCCGCACAGTTGTACAGCACATGGCGAATTTTCTTCACATCACCGTCAAACTCGAACAGCAACGCAAAGTTCGCCGTTTCCACATTGGCGTTCTCCACCAGCACCTTGTTGGTATCCAGCGTTTCTTTCAGTACATCGGTGCGGAAGGATTCAGGAATCATTGCAAGCTCCAGATCACCCTCATAACCCATATTGTTGCTGATGGTGTAATAAGCGTAGCCGTCTGCATAAAAGTTGCTCGGCTCACCGTTTGCATCCAGGGAAAGGGATACCGCACCGGGCATCGGAACAGGAGTGCCAAAGGACACATCGCCGTTATCACCGATGGTCTGCAAAGCATAATGCACATTGCAGATATTGAATTTCACCTTATTTTTCTTAGGCATATCAGTTTACCTCCATTTCAAATGTGTACAGGACTTCGTAAAGGTTCTCCGACTCGATCCACACCTCGGTTTTCTCATAAAAAATGCCATGCTCATCAAGCACAGCTTCAACTTTCTGTTCTGCCGACAAGTCCTTGCAGTCGGTATACAGTTCGATATGGATTTCATTGATTTTGTAATAGACCCTGCCGTCAGCGGAAAAGTTGTCACTGTTCGGAATCAGATAACAGATGAACGGCGGGTTCGGACTTTCCCCCTCTGCAAAATGGTCATACGCAAAGGGAAGTCCGATTTTTTCAAGAACTGCTGCTATTTTCTCCATTGCTTATCCTCCCAGTGCCTTTTCCACCTCGGACTCCAAGGTCTGCACCGCTTTTTCTTCGGCAGGCGCAATATGCGGTCTTGCGGCAACTCGACCACCACCTCGCTTGGCATGACCATGCTCCAGAAGGTGGGCGATCTGATAGCGGTTTTTGGAATGCACTACCACATCCAGCGAACTGGAGGTTTCCTTTACCGTTTTAACTGCCCAGCTCTTTGCATATTTGCCGGTGTCCTTTGGAGCAGTCTGCGAAATTTCATCCTTTACAGATTTACCAGCCTTCTTTACCGCTTTTTTCAGATCATCAGTTGCAAGGTCTGCATATTCCTGCAATCCTTCCATAATAGCAGAGGCCATTCCGTCAATCGGTACTCTGTCTGCTGCCATTGCTCACCGCCTCACTTTCTGACATTTCAGCTTGATGGATTTCTTTTTGAAATTCATGTGGTCGATGCCAAGGATGTTGTAGGCGCTGCCGTTATAGATCACTCTGTATTTATCCGAGGTAATCTCCGCAGCGTTCCGGCACCAACGAATCGTAAAGTCCATCTTGCTGTTGTCCACGATCATTCCGGCATCGGTGTCTTCGTTAGGAGATTCGGAACTTACAGTCGCATAGCAGGAATACCAGTCTGTCCATGTGTTTTTGTGATTGCCAATGCTGTCTGCCACCACTTCATTTTTTTGTACGGTGATCCGCACATTCAAAAGAGCCACATTCATCAGAATCCCTCCTTGCGGATGCTAAACAGCAGGGAACGGAGCGACAGCGTTAAATCATGATGGTCTGCATCTTCTCGATGTTCATACAAATATGCCACCGCATACATGACAGCAATCTTCGCCACAGGTTCTTTGGAAAAGTCCTCTGCGGAGAGCCTTGCCACATCTCTGCAGAGCGTTTCTGCCGACTGCAGAGCATTTAAAAGAAGCTCATCATCGTCCGGGAAATCCACCCGCAGATACTGTTTCATCTCATCCAAAGACACAATCATATCTATCACCACCTCAATCCATGAAAAGGACGGTATCCCTTGGTTTAGGAACACCGCCCGTTGGTATTTTTATCAGGCAGTTGCATCTGCCTTAAGCTTCAAAATCTGCACAGCTTCCGGCAGAATCAGCTTGCCATCCACACGCTCCTTGGCAACATAGCCGATCATGCCATTGCCAGCAAACAGCTCGTTGAGCTGCTTAAAGGAACGAGTGCCACGATCACCGATGTTGTAGTAGCTGTAGTCACCAAATGCGATGGCATTCTCCGGTGCATACGCAGAGGTATGGACAGCGTAGCCCAGCACCTTGTCCGGCTCACCTGCCTGATAGGACGGCTGCCAGATGTAGGCACCGTTGTTGTCCTTCAGCTTGCGAAGCTGTGCCAGCGTCTTATCGTTCATGATAAAACTTGCGTTCTTACGGTACGGACGCTTGAGGGCATACACCAGGTCGAGCATATCATCCGACTTAATGGTAGCGGAAAGCGTACCTGCCACCGTACCGCCGCCAGTCACAGCAAAAAGACCAGTCGGCTTGCCGGAACCGTCACCGTTGAGAAATGCATCCTCCTCGGCATTGGCGAGTGCCTTACCGAACTGAGTGATGATATAGTTTTCCAGACCGAACGCATTGTCGTAGAGCAGCTCTTCCGTCACCTTGATTGCAACATGGAGCTTGTGGGCATCCAGAAGGATCTGACTAAAGGTTGCATCACCAAAGGTAAGAGCAGCACCTTCCTCGATCCAAGCTGCCGCAGACTTGGTAGCTGCGATGTTGATCTTATGCTCACCGGAAGTCGTGATGGTGTGACCCAGGCTGCGCATGATGTTCTCTTCGGTAAGAACATCGATCAGACGGTGGTCGTACTCCTCCGGCACAAGATAGCCGCCGTCAGCGTCCACACCTTCCTGCAGGATATTGGAAACCTGCTTGAAGTTGCTGCGGAGTGCTTTCAGCATACCTTCGCGGTATTCATCGGACGCACGGCCCGTTTTCGGCTTTGTCTTGCTGTCTGCAGTCATCGGCTTTGCCACGATAGGCGTGTTCACAGGCTTATTCAGCTCATTCTCCATTGCTTCCATCTGCTCCATACGCTCAATCTCGGCACTATAGTCCTTGATTTTCTTTTCCATGTCAGCATAGGCAGCGGCATCTTCCGCAGAAAGCAGACCGTCCTTGTCGCGCTTGCTCTCCACAAATGCTTTTGCGCCCTGCCATGCCTTGTTGCGTGCTTCACGAAGTTCATTGATCGTCATAATAAATTACCTCCAGTTTTTAATTAAATCGAGCCGTTCCATGAGGGAATCGGCATTGGTCTTGGTTTCGGATTTCTGCTCGATCCTGCACTTGGCAGCAATCTTATCCATGAGATGATTGGTGACGGCAGTGCGGGAATACACATTACTGACCTGCGGGGTTTCCACAGCGTCAGCTGTATTTCTCTGCATGATTTCATCTGCAAATCCCATCTCCACAGCACTGTTTGCATCCATCCAGGTCTCTGCATCCATAAGGTGCGAGAGTTTTGCCCGGCTCATGCCCGTTTTAATTTCGTAGGCATTGATGATGGACTCTTTCACCTCATCGAGCATAGAAATGGCCTTCTGCATCTCCGAAGAGTCACCGAAGGCCACCGTTGCCGGATTATGGATCATGAGCATGGACACCGGGGATACCAGCACCTTTGTACCAGCCATCGCAATGACAGATGCCGCCGATGCCGCAATGCCGTCAATCTTAACGGTCACATTGCCCTTGTAGTCCATGAGCATATTGTAGATTTGCGCTGCCGCTACACAGTCACCGCCGGGTGAATTGATCCAAACGATAATGTCACCACTGCCGCTGTTCAGCTCATCATTAAAAAGCTGCGGCGTGACATCATCGTCAAACCAGCTTTCCTCTGCGATGGTGCCGTTCAGAAACAGCGTCCTCTCCAGTGTCTGCTCCTGCGTCTCTTGATTCGTCACCGTCCTGTTTTTCCAGTTCCAGAACTTCTTCATCGGTAGTTTTCTCCTTCCCGCTGGCGGCAAAGATTCCTGCGTCTGCCAGCTTAGTCATATTGCCGTTGATGAGATAAAGGTCACCGCCGTCCTCGGCAGGAATGCGGTCAAGGTTTTCAAGCTCCCGGATGTCGTTTGCACTCATCCAGCCGTTCTGTCTTGCTGTGGCATAGCCATTCATACGGCTCTGATAGTCACCACGAAGCAGTCCGTCTACGTTGAACTTGATAAAATACCGAGATTTGTCACTCTGCGAAATCAGTGCCCTTGTCATGGATTGCTCCCATCTCACAAGCCATGGCTCCAGGGTGTATTTCACAAATTCCAGTGATTGCTGCTCAATATTAGAAAAGCTCGACTTTTCGAGGTCACCCACCATATGGGGAGGGACTCTGAAAATTCGAGCGATTTCGTTGATCTGAAATTTTCTTGTCTCCAAAAACTGTGCTTCATTGGGTGAAATAGAAATCGGTGTATACTTCATTCCTTCTTCCAGCACAGCAATCTTGTGGGCGTTTCCACTGCCGCCGAAGGTCTGTGTCCAGCTGTCTCGCACTTTGGACGGGTCTTTCAGCGTTCCCGGATGCTCCAGCACGCCGCTTGGCGCAGCACCGTTTGCATAGAATTTACTGCCATATTCCTCTGCGGCAATCGCAAGACCGATAGCGTTCTTTGCCATAGCGATAGGCGAATATCCGACCAGGCCGTCAAAGCCAAGACCGGGAACATGGAGGACATCGCTCGGTTTCAGCCGAACAGTGCCGCCTTTGGTGGTCTTTGCTTCATCGGTCGAGATCTGGTATTCATAATAAAGGTGTCCTTTATCGTCTCTGTCCACCGTCATGCGGTTTGGCATCAGCGGATACAGTGCCACGACCTCACCTTTGCCGTTTCGGATAATCTGTGCATAGGCATTGCCCCACAGGAGCAGGTGCGTCATAAGCGTTTCCCGGAACACGAAACTTGTCATTTCCGGGTTTGGCTCATCATGCAGCACAAAATACAGCGGATGGTTGATGGCTTTTTCCTTGCTCCCGTCATCGGTGTATCTGTAAAAATGAAGCGGCAGTCCTGCGACAGCTTCCGACAAAATTCGTACACAGGAATACACCGCTGTCATCTGCATGGCAGAGCGTTCGTTTACCTGTTTGCCGGAGCTGCTGCCGCCCATAAAAAATCGGTAGGCACTGCCCGCTGTACTGTCCTTGGGAGCATCTCTGCTCCGAAATAATCCGCTTAAAAGTCCCATAAATTCACCATCCTTTCTGAAAAATGGCATAAGAAAAGCACCTCCGAAGAGATGCTTTCTCGATTCACTATTTCATTTGTCACATATTATCTCGGATTTCTTCCGTTACATCTGCAAGTGTTCCACGAAGAGAACTTCCCGTGTTGCAGTATTTTTCCATTAATTCCTTCCAAAGTGGGTCATTCTCGGAAATCTCAGAAAACCAAACCGAATAATCGTCCTCACCATGTTTTTCCAATACAGTAATCACTGAACTCACCCCTTTTAACCATTTCCGTTTGTTTTATTTTTACCATAATAGCATCTTTTTTCACATCTATCAAACTAAGTATAAATATATAAAGTATACTTTCAAACAAAAAAGCAGGATGCTGAAAACGGCGAGGCGGTGCTCAAAGTCACCGAGGCTACACCAGTCAGTCCTGCTGAGAACCTGACAGGGAGCGGCTTACCCGGTCCAGCACCGGGGGCCCTTGACCCATCAAGTTCTATAGATAGTATAACACAGAGTGAAAATTCCGAACAGTAACTTTCAAAAAACGAGCAGCCCTCTTGTGTCATACACGCTTTCGCCTGCATCGTTTCCACATCGGATTGCTCTATCCAGTGCCATAATGGTTGCTACAGCACCGTCTATCTTTTCTGTTGATTTTTCCTTGTCCGCCTTGATGTTGCCTGCCGGGTCAGTTCGGATGAAAATGTTATCCATATTCCATCTGAGAACCGGCTGACCTCCATGTGCGATCCGCTGTTCCAGCACCAACTTCATCAATTCCTTGGTTGGTGGGGACATATCCTTAAATCCCTGTCCGAACGGAACGACCGTAAATCCCATGCCTTCCAGGTTCTGCACCATCTGCACAGCACCCCAGCGGTCAAAAGCGATCTCACGGATATTGAATCGTTCTCCGAGCCGTTCGATGAATTTCTCGATGTAGCCGTAATGCACCACATTGCCCTCGGTGGTCTGCAAGTATCCTTTTCGCTCCCACACATCATAGGGAACATGATCTCTTCTGACACGCAGGTCAAGAGTATCTTCCGGCACCCAAAAGTACGGAAGAATGATGTATTTATCGTCTTCGTCCTGCGGAGGGAACACCAGCACAAAGGCTGTAATGTCCGTTGTAGACGAAAGGTCAAGACCGCCATAGCAGACACGCCCTTCCAGTTCATCCTCGTCCACAGGAAATGCACAGGCATCCCATTTTTCCATCGGCATCCAACGAACAGCCTGCTTGACCCACTGGTTCAGACGAAGCTGCCGGAAGGAATTCTCCTCGCCGGGATTTTGCTTTGCAGAGTTGCAGGCAGCTTCAACTTTATCAATGCCAACTGTGATATCCAGGCTCGGATTGGCTTTTCTCCACACCTTGGGGTCTGTCCAATCGTCCGAATCATCTGCACCGTAGATCACAGGATAAAAAGTAGGATCGATTTTACGGCCGTCCAGGATGTCCTTTGCTTTCTGGTGGGTTTCATAGCAGATGCTGTTGGTATCTGTTCCGGCTGTCGTAATCAGGAAGTACAGCGGCTGCATTCTTGCATCGCCGGAGCCCTTGGTCATGACATCAAAGAGCTTTCGATTGGGCTGTGTGTGCAGTTCATCGAAGACCACGCCATGAATATTGAAGCCGTGCTTGGAGTAGGCTTCTGCGGAAAGCACCTGGTAGAAGCTGTTGGTCGGTGTATAAATAATGCGTTTCTGTGATGCGAGGATTTTTACTCGCTTGTTCAGAGCCGGACACATCCGCACCATATCGGCGGCCACATCAAACACAATGGTGGCCTGCTGTCGGTCGGCGGCACAGCCATAGACCTCGGCTCGTTCCTCACCGTCACCGCAGCACAGCAGAAGTGCCACAGCCGCCGCAAGCTCCGACTTTCCTTGCTTTTTCGGTATTTCTACATAAGCGGTGTTGAACTGTCGGTAACCGTTTGGCTTCAGCGTACCGAACAGGTCACGAATAATCTGCTCCTGCCAGTCGATGAGTTCAAATTTTTTTCCTGCCCATGTGCCTTTTGTGTGGCACAGGCTTTCGATGAAGAGTACTGCGTAGTCCGCCATCTCCTTGCTGTAGTGGGAGGATTCTGCCATGAAGCGGGTCGGCTTATAGTTTTTCAGTTTTCGCATTGGCATGAAGTCGCATCTCCTTTCATGGCAAAATAAAAGACCGCCAGCCGACTCATTCGGCATGCGATCCGGTATCTCTACGAGAGAAAGAGCCACGGTGACTCATATCTCCCGGAATATTCATTCTCAGGGTTTGGTGCTTAGTTGTAATCTACCAGCAGGATGCTGTAGGCAATCTCTGCTTCCTTGCAGGCGGGCTCCATGTCCCAGCCTCTGTCGTAGTTGCATACGGTCTTGTCGTTGATCTTAAGTGTCAGCTTACTGATCCTGCCGCCATTAATGCCATATTCCTCGCTGGGCTCCTCGTAGTGCTTTACCCAGTAGTGGCAAATGATGGTTTTCGCTTTGACGTTCGCATCCGGGATGCTGATGGTTCCTTCGCTCCACATTCTCTTACGCCTCCTTTACCGTCATCTTGAAAGCCGGGATGAGCTTGTGCTCATCGGTTCCGAAGTGAGTGTGGCGGTCTCTGACCTTGACGATTCCGTCCAAGCTGCAGCCGAGCTCCTCGAACTTTGCGATGGTCTCTATCAGGCTTGAAAAGGTGGAGCTTATGGTGAATTCCTTGACTCCGAGCTTTCTGCAATCCGCGAGGATCGTCTCGATGTCCTCGTCCCAGATGACATCGGCGAAGTTCGGCAGGTCGTTTCCGGCTTCCTTGCTGTAAAGGTAGGCCTGTCCCAGCGTCCACTGGCAACCGATCTCCTCCCAGCGCATTCTGGGCTTTGCGTTTTCGATGGCTTCGATTGTGTACTTCATGGTGGTTTCCTCCTTGATTCTGTGTTCCTTTTGGTATGTACATATATCACTCTGAACGCCTTATATAGCAAGTCAATTCTCGAAATATATGTGACAATCCTGCGGGAACATTCGAGGCCGAAATTGTGTACTTTACGCCTCGCCGGTCAGAATAAAATTCACGTATTCTTTCCGGTGATCCTCAAGGTATAAAACCAGCTCGTAGAAGTCTCTCTCTTAGGCCAGCCGCTGCACCATGTTCATATCGAACATGTTTGTAAGGCCAGTGTCCCGTATGGCGAGGATCTGTTCCTTTACCTTTTCATCCATTTTAATTCTCCACCTTTCTCACACGGTCGACGCCGTAGATGACGTTCAGTCCGGAGCCGGTATCCCAGTCAACCATAAGGCTGCCGGTATCGTCGACTCCCGTAACGGTTCCCTTGGTGCCAATCGGCGGAGCCTGCACATCATCCATGTGCAGAAGTTTCACTCTTGTGCCAACTGGGTATTGTCTGCGTACCTGCTCCACAATCTCTTTACTTGGAAACCTCATCGTCTGCCGCCTCCTTCACTGTTTTGAATGCGCTGCTGCCTGTCAGATTTTTCAGCAGGATCTTTCGGTCTGCCTTGTACTCTGCGCCGATAAAGCCAAGCCGCAGGAGAAAGCATCGAAATGCGTATTTCTCATTGGTGACGTCCTTTTCGGTGGCATTGATGCGTTTCTGATCCTTGCTCATCCTGCACAGTGCGGCAATGAAGTCGGTATAGGCTTTCGCCGTATCTGCATCCGGGCAGGCATCGAACCAAGGAAAGGAAACCGCATCCTCGTTAATTTCTAACGGAAGTTCTGCGATGCCCAGTGCCTTTTTAATCAGACTGCCTTTGGCATCAAGCAGCTTTGTAAGGTTTCCGACTGCGACCTTATCAAGCGGAATCGTCACCGTAAGACCTACGCTTTCGCCCTGTGGCTCGGCAGCTGCGTCCTCGGATACTTTCTCGGCGGCTACGTCAGACATTTCTGCGGCAGTAAAGCCGCGCTCGGCAAGCTGCTCCAGCAAAGTTTCAATCTCCTCGTTGTCCGCCCGGTCATCAAACTCCAATGCACCGTCCTTGGTTACGGTAAAGTAATCAATTTCGTATGCGCAGGTCGGCATATATTTGTATACCGCCGCAGCTCCCGTAATTTCTGAAATCGCCTTGACCAGTGCTTTTCGCTCTGCTCCTGTTCTGTTAAATTCAATCCTCATCATGGATACCTCCTTGTTTTTTCGGTAGTACATATATCACTCTGCAGCCGATAAATAGCAAGGATTCTGTGGGGTTTTCAGTGTAGAACAATTCAAAGCAAAAATGGTGGAAACTGTGAGTAGTACACAATCCCTGCCAGTACAAAGCAGACATTCGGAAGTGCCACTCCGTTGCCCCACATCTTATACTCCGCCGCATCGGAATATGGGTCTTTCAGCCATTTGATGATCTGCTTTTCCGTCTTTGGCTTCGTAGAAGTCCCCATGATTTTTCTATGGTTTTCAAAGACCTCAGACCAGTATGCGATATCTTCTTCGGTCGGGTTTTCCGTACCGAGATCATCGCACCACCAATCCGGGAATCCCTGCAGCCTTGCACATTCCGTTGGTGTAAGCCTGCGGATAATGTACTGCGGTTCTTCCGCTACGGTCGGAGGGTCTTTATAATCGGTAGCCACCAACGTATTCGCCAGATTTTCTTCCGCTTCGGTATGGTAGGAGTTTTTGCTCGTGCTGTAGACAAGGGTTTCTGAACCGCCGCCGTACATTCCACCGCTTGCACGAAGGGAACTGCCCGTATCGTTTTCCACATATTTGTCATAGGCTTCCGGCGAAAAGGCCACTGCATGACGGTCTGCCGTATTAAGCGTAAAACTGACATCTTCTCCGATACCGCTGCCCTGGGGACCGTTCTTCTCGGCTCTGCCGATCATGGAGCCCTGCACCGCCACCACAGCCATGCCGCCCTGATTGCAGGACGGGTTGCCGCCGTTGGCATCCAGGCATCTTGAAGTCTCTGCTTCATAGAAGCCGCTGTGCGGATTGTCCGATTTCATGGAGTTGCTGTCCTTGGCACAAATGCCGTAACACTTGGGAACGAAAAGAGTCTGATCATTGCTACACCCAAGAGTAGCAGACAAATCATCCTGCACCAATGCACCCTTACCGCCACCCTCACAGCCGGAACGGATTTTCAGCGTCTTTGGTGTTTCCAGCACGAACGGCTGGTTATTGCCGCCCATTCCATAAGTAGAAGAAACGGTCTGTGCCACCTCCAAAGGTCCCTTGTACCGGGTGTCCTGACTATGGTTTTCAAACACAAGCGGAGGATGGTTGGATGCCGCACGAAGCGTTGCGGTAAAATCCTCTGTCACATCCATCCGCTGACCGCCCTGGTCGTTTAGGCACAGGCTTGACGCTCCAACGCTTTCTTCAGCACTTCCGGCAGTTCCTTGCCACGAACGGAAGCCCTGCGAAGTATACCCTGACACGCCTTCGGACTCAAATAGTATTTTTCCGGCACTCCCGCCATCAAGATCTGCGACAAGGTAGATGCGTTTTCTACGTTGGGGAACTCCCCAATACTGCGCATCGAACAGCCGCCATGCGAGGGAGAAATCCTCTGCCATGATGCAGCCTGCGTTGTCCCATTTTCCGTTCGGAAGTTCAGGCACAGCATAGTCTTCTCTTTTGATTTTGCACAGTGAGCTGAGGACTGCCCGGAAGTCTTCGCCTTTGTTGGACGAGAACGCTCCCTGGACGTTTTCCCAGACCACAAATCTTGGATACTTGCCATTGGTTTTGCACCTCATTTCTTTCACGATCCGCACCGCCTGATAGAAAAGCGAGGAGCGCTCTCCGTCCAGACCGCTGCGTTTTCCCGCCACCGACATATCCTGACAGGGACTGCCGAAGGTGATGATGTCCACAGGCGGGAGGTCGGCACCATTTTGTGCCGATACATCACCGTAGTGTTTCATCTGCGGCAGCCGTTTGGTAGTGACACGAATAGGAAACGGCTCAATCTCCGATGCCCACAACGGGGTAATGCCGGAAATCAAGCCGCCTAAAGGAAAGCCGCCGCTGCCATCGAACAGACTTCCCAGTGTTAAGTTTTTATTCTCCATCGGCAGACACCTCCAGGTCATCAAAACGGATGGACTTGCCGTCACGCACCACAGACACATTTTCCGAAGTGCCGACCTGCTCGATATAGCGTTTTATGATGACATCGCAGTATTTCTCATCCAGCTCAATGGTGTGGCAGATTCGGTTGGTCTGCTCACAGGCAATGAGGGTACTGCCGCTGCCGCCGAACGGGTCAAGCACGATGCAGTTGCTCATGCTGGAATTCTTTATCGGATAGGCAATCAGCGGGACCGGCTTCATGGTCGGATGGTCACCGTTTTTCTTCGGCTTATCAAACTCCCAGATGGTAGTCTGTTTCCTGTCGGAATACCACTGATGCTTGCCGTTCTTCTTCCATCCGAACAGGCAAGGCTCATGCTGCCACTGATACGGAGAACGCCCCAGCACCAACGACTGCTTTTTCCAGATACAAGTGCCGGACAGGTAAAAGCCTGCGTCCGCAAATGCCTTTCTGAAGTTCAAGCCTTCCGTATCTGCGTGGAACACATAGATGCTGGCATCGTCTGCCATCGCTTTTTCCATGCAGGTAAATGCATCGAAAAGGAACTGATAGAACTTGTCGTTTTCCAGGTTGTCGTTCTTGATTTTGCCTGCGGTGCCCTGATAATTCACATTATATGGAGGGTCCGTTACCACAAGATTGGCTTTCTTGCCGTTCATCAGCAGGGTATAGCTTTCTTCCCTGGTGCTGTCACCGCAGAGCAGTCTGTGGTTTCCGAGCAGCCAGAGGTCACCGCTTTTTGTGACAGGCGGCTTTTCCAGTTCCGCATCCACATCGAAATCATCATCTTTTGCATCATCTGCGGTATCAAAAAAGCCTGCCAGCTCCGATTCATCGAAACCAGTCAGACTCAAATCGAAATCTTCTGCCTGCAGAGCTTCAATCTCCACTTTCAGAAGCTCCTCATCCCATCCGGCATCCATTGCCATACGGTTGTCTGCGAGAATGTATGCTTTCTTCTGCGCTTCGGTCAGATAGTCCACGAACACACAAGGCACTTCGTTGATGCCCTCTTCTTTCGCCGCCGTGATTCTGCCATGACCAGCGATCACATTGAAATCCCGGTCGATAATGACGGGATTGATAAAACCGAACTCCCGGAGGGAAGAACGGAGCTTATTGATCTGCTGTACGTTGTGGGTACGAGCATTATTCACATAGGGAATCAGCTTATGGATATCCACCAGCTGCATCTCAGTTGTTGTCTTGCTCATCGTCCTCACCTCCATCAAAAAAGACCCCACTCGGCAAATTTCTCAAAACCGCCGATGGAGTCTATATATTCTCGTGCCTGCTCCACAATATCCGCATAAGGGATACCGTCCACTTCATCATCACCGATTGCACAAACCAGTTGAACAGGCTTTCCTGTTTTCTGTGCCTTCAAAAAAGCATAAATATTGACGGACACATCAGCCTTGGATAAGTCCTTGCCGTGCAGTCCACCGCCTGTTACGGAATCAGCCATATCAGAACCGAGTTTACGGTTGGTGGCTCCTGTGTCCACATCCGTGCCGCCAGTCCAATCACCGAGCGGATTGACCTCTGCACCCGGATATGTGTTTTTCAATTCTTCACTGTCGGCATTGCTCTGACAGATGATCAGGCGAATGCCGTCCAGAATGTATTTTCCGTCTGCCGGATACTTTTCATAGATTTTATGAGCAATCTGCGAGAGTTCCTTCTGTTCTGCTGTCAGCGGCATTCCCTTAAAGATACCGTTGTCACCACAGCGAACACCGTCTGCTTGGTTTTCCGAAAGATGCGCATCCTGCGGAACGATCACAATATCCGGCTGTACATCTCCGGCAATGCGGCTGATGGCATCCATGATGTCACGAATGCTCAGCTTGGCATCTGTTTCCACAATCGCATGGCAGAAGCCATGTCCGATCAGCACCTCTACTGCAATTTTAGGATTTTCTTCTGCCGCATATGCCAGGTCAACGATTGCTCCGGCAATACGGTCCGCCACCTTATCCGGGTGGCTCGGATTCACTTTTTCAATCATGCTATTTTCTCCTTGCCCGGAGCAGAAGCTCCATTGTATCGTTTGGATTATCCTCAAACACCTCAGTACAGTTCTGCTTTACGATGTCGTAAATCTCGTACCAGATGAGGTTTGCGCTTTTCTGATACTGCTGGCTCATCTGCACAAACGGAGAGGTGATCACTCCGCCTGTGGTCGGATGCTTACCGAGCAGACCGTAGGTGCTGGTAGCTTCCTCGCACTGAATGTATCTTGCAAATGCCTGTGCGTAGGCTTCGATGAGTCTAGGATTGACCAGCTTCTCACAGTTTCGCTCTTTCAGCCACAGCCAGGTTTCCTTGTAGATTTCATCCGCACCGAGGGGAACACCGTTTTTCTGCCTTGCCGACAGGTAATCGCTCGGCTTTGGCATATCCACACCATTCATCACAGCACCTTCCGGCAGGTCAACCGCCTCCAGTTCTGTGGAGCTCAGTGTGGGAATATCATTGTTCAGTATTTGGACTTGCTGCCCTTTTTGTATTTTTTCGGCGGCAGGTGCCGGTTTATCTCCGGCGCGCACTCGTCTGCCGCCACGATTTGTGCCGTCTCTCGCCATAATTTTTATTTCCTTTCTTGTCCCGGGGTTTAATACCCCGTTTGAACCGCCGTTTTTGTGCGTTTGAGGGGGCGCCGTTTTCCCAGTATAGGTCCCGCAGAGATAAATTGGCCCCCTACCAGGTCACGCACGCAGCTATCTGTCACCAATCTCATGGTGTATTTTGTTATGACAGCTTTTGCAAAGGCTCATTAGATTGCTTCGGTCATGGGTGCCGCCCTGTGAGATAGGAACCTTGTGGTGTACCTCATCCACAGGAACGAGGATGCCTTGCTCAAAGCACCTCTCGCAGAACGGATGAGTCTTAACATAACTGTCACGAATTCGTTTCCATGCTCTGCCGTATTTTTTATGCACCTCCGGATCACGACTGTACTGCTCGTAGTTCTTCTCAAACCTCTGGTGTTCTTCTCCACCAGCTTGCGATGCTGTTCGCAGTATCTGCCGTCCGACAGATTCGGACATCCGGGGTAAGCACAGGGTTGTTTTGGTTTTCTCGGCATCGGCTCACCTCCTTTTGGGCATAAGAAAAGCCACCGAAGGATTTCTCCCTGGTGGCCCGGTTCTTATCTATTCTCTTTTCGCATTATAATAGTATCATAAGAACCTACTCTATTGCTCTCCATTTTACTGACATTTTTCAGGGAGAATGAGCATCTTCAGTGCCTTATCGTGGAGACGGTAGATATTCTTAACACCTGTGCACATCTCCGCTGCAATGTCTTCCCACTGCTCGAAATTGAGGTATCTCTTTTCCAGAAGCAGACGGCACTCCTCATCATCCACCGCCTTGATAACGGAAAGGATCTCGTCCTTCAGATCCACCAGATGATCGATGTCCGCATTGATCTCATTTTCAAGCATCAGAATCTTGATGATGATATCTTCCATGCGGTGGGTGTTACGGGTGGGACTTCCGGGCATATCACTGAGGGTGGAAGTTGCCTTGGTTGCCAGGTTATGCAGAGAAGATACCTGTGCGATCTTGGTGTTGATACGCTCGTCCAGATAACGGGCCTGCTTCAAATACTGTTTTGCTGTCATAATCACTGTACCTCCATCTGCAATTTTCTCATCAGCATCTCCGGGTCAATTCCCGTCAGAACACCGAACCAGCCGGAACGGAAGAACCGCTCACACTCATTTTTTACGGCAAGACCGTCCCTGTCTTTCGGATGCCTTGCCACACGCTTCAGTGCCGTGCGATAATCCCTCACCGCCTGCAGCACAATGGCATTCGCCAGTTTTTCATAAGAATCCATATCAGAATCCTCCTTTGCTGTATTCCCGTTGCAGCATTGGAGCATTGTTTCGATGTATCAGTGTGCATTGATGCCGTTTACCACGGCTTTTACTTCATCCACCGAGCGGACAACCACAGCTGTCCCTCCGGAGGCGAGTATCTTGCGGATGGTTGCTTCCTGCAGTTTCGTAGGCTTGCCAACCGCAGTCTTAACCTCAAAACCAAAGAAGCGTCCGTTAATGCAGGCAATGATATCCGGAATGCCTGCTGTTCCATACATTCCACCGTGTTCCTTCCAGCAGAAGCACCCAGGCACGGTCCGCAGGTACTTCATGATTGCTTTGACGATATCCGACTCATTCATGTGTCCAAAACTCCTCTCCGACAGTCCGGCAAGAACCTTTCTGCCTGTTGCCTTGTCTATCGGACGGAAGTGTCTGTCCTTATCCGTCCAGCAAAAACATCGGTATTTCAAGGGTTTTGACGCATTGGACATTAAAAATCCCATTTCTTCACACGGTCTGCCAAAAAAATGATAAATTAGTGGAAATTTGTGTTTTTACGCATAAATATAAAAAGGTATGGGGAATTTGGTGTCCAATCCGTCCATGATTATGGTTTTATGCCAGAAGCTCTTGCAGACGGATGCCCTTCAAGGTGCGTCTCTTTCCGGTCTTATCCTTGCCCTTGGTAACATCGGTCACCACGGCAGTGAGATTCGACACAAAGGTACGCTGGGCAAACGGCTTCAGACCGCATTCCTCGCAGTACGCTTTATAGGCATTGAACAGTTCCGTAGAACCGACTTCATAATCAGCACCCACTTCGCAGCTTTCCTTCACGAAGGACAGGACGGAGTCACTCTCCTCACGGTACTGCTGCAGTTCCAGTTCATTGACCTCGGTTTCAGAGAATCGGTAATTATTGTTCATCAGACGCTTTAACCCTTCCAGTGCAAACATGAAGATACCGTCAGCCTCGCTGCGGAACTTCTCCAGGAGATTCGGATCGCGCTGTGCTTTCGGCACGGTATGCGAAAAGCGGATGATGATAAGGCGGCGGTAGAAACCTTCGGATCTGTCACCGTAGTTCTTAGGGATGCTGTTGCAGGAGAACAGAAGTCTTGCCGTTGACTGAAAGGAAAATGGATTTTTGTTCTTTTTCTCCACCGTCAGAAAATCCTCACCGACCAGCGCCTTGAACACTCCTGAATCCTCTAAATTCCGAGTAGGTAAATCTGCGAAGATATTCGCCAGCTTGCCAAACAGTTCTGCCGTCTTAAATCTCTCATTCAGAGACTGCCAGGATACATTGCTCACATTTTCCTTGCCGAGGAGCAGTTCGTTCAGCACACGGAGGAGGACTGATTTTCCCGCTCCTGCCGCACCGACAATGACAAAGCATTTCTGGGCGGAGTTTACCGGGATAAGGAAATACCCAAGCATCTCCTGCAGCAGTGCCACCTGTGCCATATCACCATCCATGCTGTCGGAAAGAAATTTCTTAAACAGCGGACAGTCTGCCTTCGGGTCATAGCTTACGGAAAGCTGCACTGTAGAGTAATAATCCGGGGTATGCTCGGTCAGCGTATTTTCCAGCACGTTATAAAGGCCGTTGCGAAGATTGATGATGAAGGGGTTTGCATTGAGGTCCTTAATGTCTTTTCTCACACGCAGACGCCACTGCTTTTCCGCATCCACGATCTGATTCATCTTGGTTTCACGGACAAGCATCTTCTGCTGACAAAGATGCTGCGCTTCCATTTCTGCCATCTCCACGTACACACCGTTACCGTAGGAATAATGCTGTTCGGCAGCATAAAATACATTTTCATGTGCCTCCATGTCTTCTGCCAGCACCCCCGGCAGGAAACGCATCCCCTTATCGGTCGGCTCATACCACAGTGGAAGTTCTGTTTCCACCTTATGCTTTCTCGCTTTCAGACCGTTCTGATATGCCTTTGCGGATTCCTTATACATAGAATCCAGTGTTTTCAGCACAGGACCCTTAAACTTGAAATGCTCCTTCAGTTCCACATTGACCATGGAATATGCCGATGCCACATCCTGATTGAAGAGGTACTCCTTTACGAACACGGATGCCGTCTGAAGGTCTTCGGTGACGGAGTCCTGCACAGGCAGTTCCGCGATCAGAGAACGCAGCCCCTCGATACTCATCGGAAGGTAGCACAGTGCAGCCGGGGACTTGCATTTGCATTCGCCGGATTCCATACGGGGACATTTGAAGCCCTTCTCGGCAATGGTCTTGCAGGTAATCGGACGAGTGCCGGATTCCAGAAAATGATTGATCTTTCTCTGCGTATTTCCGGCATCGTAACCGGGATAATCTGCAGACAGCTTGTGAATGAGTTCCACACCGCCCTCAAAGACGGCAAGGTTTGAGATCATGGCATACCAGTCATGCTCCGACAGGGTTACGGAATTCTGCTGACAGTGTTTAATGAAATCGCACTCATGGGTCACGATGTTCAGACCCTTTTCCGAGCCTTTCTTCGTTTCCACCGGGGCATCTGCCTCCACCTGCGGAAGGTGTTCTGCCAGCTGTGCCTGCGTATACTTGCGTTCCGGATGGAACAGGATGCACTCCACCTTCACATGGTCTTTCTTGCAATGGTCATATCCCGGAAGACGCATGACACGGCTCTCGTTGACACAGGCAGGGTCACCGCCGAAATACTTGACCAGACCCTTCTGGATCGGACGGAACTTCAGCACCTCACCGCCGGAAATGAACCAGTTCATGGCTAATTAAAGGGAACAAAAAGAAAGGAAAAACCAATCCAGACGGT